CGTCTTTTTCTCCGACTACACTCACTCCGATGCAATGTATTCTGCTCAGTTCTGGTAACAGCCCGTCCCCCTCTATATCTACGACGAGATGTTCCATAACGTGGTACTCCTACGGTAAGTCTGTAAGCAATAGATGGTCCTCAAGACTTATCGTGATTTTGGTATTAGGTGAGCGTTTGCGGCAGTCCATAGCAAAGCGTTTCATAGCCCTGACACGCATACGCTGGGCCAGAGCTGACCCGCGTTTCTTGTCGTAAGCTTCTTCTGCTTCGTGGATCAGCTTTAAAAGATCGGCTGATGTCATACTTGTTTGCATTGCATACGCTCCCTTATCTCGCGGTCGACGTACATGTAAATAAGGCGAGCTAGTGGGTGGTTAGGCAATCTCTGTTCATCAGTGTCCAGATCGAAAGCCGAAAGCTCACGCGCAATCGACTTCAGTACCACACCGACCATAAGCGCTCGGCTCTTATCTAAGTTGTCATCGATGACGGCAGTCAGCTCGTCAGCAAATTGTCGTTTGTTCATATCTCCCCCTCAAAAAGGTATGTCATCAAATGGTTGTGAATCGAAAGAAGCGTCGTAAGGCAGTAGTCGGCCTGATTCTCTGGCGTACCTGGCCTGACCGGCTGGACCTACAACACCGAAAGGTCTGTTCTTCAAAATGCGGAACGATGTGATGTCTTGCTTGTTCTCATCGTCGTCTTGCTGGTTGCGCTCGGATGCGATGACGACGTCACTCAGTTGCTCTAGCCCGGCTGAGCCACGCAGGTCTGTAAGGCTGACCTTACCGCCTTCGTTAAATGAGTCTTTCCCGGCGTTACGGCGTAGGTGCGATACTGCAATCAGGCCGGTGCCTGTCTGCTCTACGAACTGACGCAGATTAGTCATGAGCATGTCGAGCGTCTTACGCTCTTCTACTTCCATACCACTCACGACCATGCTGACGTGATCGAGCACGATGAAGTCACATTCACACCCGATAGCCATGTAGCGAAGCTTGGTCATCAGCGTGTCGACGTCACAGCTACCCCAGCTATCGTAGAAGTCTGACATTGCTACAACTTCAGACATCGACTGGTCCCAGCTAGGCTGGTCGAGCATGGTGGGCTTCTCCATGAGATCGCCCAGGGGGATGTTGTTGTCGATGGCAACTAGCCCTTGGATCGTTTTGCGGTACGACTCCTCGAGCATGACCCAACCGACCCGCTGCCGGTGCTCACGTATCAGACTAAAACCCACTTCTCGCGCTAGGGTCGACTTACCTATACCGCTACCGGCTGTCAGTAGTATCAGCTCACCTTTACGGATACCACGCAGTGCTGAGTTAATCTCACCGTACGGAATGTCGTACCCTTTTGGCGTGGCTTTGATGATCTCCGCAAAGTCGACCTCCCGCCCACGCTTGATACCGTCAGGCCGGAAAGGTACTGCGGCGTAGACTGCGGCTTTGAGTTCTGCTTCTTTACCGGACATCAGCATCTCGCTGGCATCCTTCATCGGTAACTGTGCGATCTTAGCTAAGCCAGGACGCAGGAGTGCGGCGCATTCTTCTGCGGCTTTCTTACCGTGCTCATCCTGGTCAAACAGGAATACGACTTCCTCGAAGCTCTCTACGAACTCAAGCTCACGTCGTAATGCTTTGACTGCACCCTGTGCGCCGTTCGGAACAGAGACGACCTGCCAGGTTAGCCCGGTCACCTGGGCGTAGCTCATAGCATCAAGCTCGCCTTCAGTTATAACTAGGCGTTGACCAGGTGCCCACAACTGCTGGCCGAATAGACCGGCACTGTTTAGGTCACCTATAACGTAAAACTTTTTACCTGGGCCACGTACCTTCTGGGCAACGTAGGCACCGTTAGAGTCAAAGTATGGGGCGTAGTGGTTGCCCTCAGAGACTGTGTACTTAAACTTCTTTAACGTGCGCTCGAATAGGCGGCGCTCTACTAGGTCGATATAGCTACCCGTTACGAATTCCGACACGTTGCTTGTCCTCTGTGTTGGTTGTGGTGGCTGTCCGTCTTCAAACGGATCGACCTGTGCTACATGTCCCTGGCACGAGTAGCAAAACCCGTGGCCGTCGTCGTAAACGGCAAATGCGTCACTGCTCGGACACAGTGGGCAGCTCCTCTTCTCTACTAACTCTGACGTTGTCATCCCTATCTCCTAAATTGCGTACACCCGCACTAGCGTGTGCGGTTCCTCGTTGTTTTTTGCGTATCGCTTGTGAGCTATCAGGAGTTCTATCTGCCTGTCGTCATGCCAGAAAATGTCGGCACTAGTCATGCAGTCGAGGGGGAGTTTGCTGAGGTTGTCGATGTCGTAATGAGGGGCGGCGTGTACTACTTTCTTTGGGCGTGTACATACGAACTCTAGTCCGACTATCAATCTCTCTTCTTTAGGTAGGTATTCCCATACAGGCGGGTAGTGAACCAGGCAGGTTGCGAAGTCTTTCACGTACTGCTGGTGTCGTTTGCTGTAGTACGTGCCAAACCGAGCAACCTTTGGTCTGCTGGCCGGTACTGGCGGTACTGGTATGTAATATTCCTGCGCGGTTTCTAGACTAGCGATGTCTATGTTCATTCGTATCCCTCACTCAGTTCTGTGAGTATTTCGATTACTTCAGTCGCTAGTGCGTCGAACCACTCCCCTTTAAGTCTTTTGTCGTCAAGCCGTTGGTAGACAGTTTCTACGGCTACATCGACATCCTGATATTGGCGCGCGTACTCGAGTCGGTATCCTCGAATGGGACACCCAACCTGGTACTGAAAAAGGCGTTTACGCACGTTGTTTGTTATTCCGACCTTGCAGGAACCCGGAAATAACGGATGTGTCATTATGTATACCCATCTCTTAGCGATAGGCCGGGTGTACTGCACGTTGTAATGGTCGCAGACGATTTCTCTTAGCTCGTCTCTCTCATGCTTTTTTAACTTCCAGAAACACTTCATAGTGATGCCGGATGCTTGCTTTGCACACTGGTCTAGTGCATTCCAAAAGCGTTTACTGTTTGTCACTTTTAGTTCTTCTGTCAAACGTCCGGCGGGTAACAGACCTAAGTTGATCTGAAACCCGCTTTCGGTTTTGTAGACATCAGAACTGCGGCTCTTCGACTGTTGTGTTCGAACCGAATCCTTCATCAGGGCCCCCAAAGGGATCATCTGAGCCGTCATCCGAGCTACGTTTATCAATCAAGCGAACCGTATTTAAGTAGAAGGTCACGCCTTTGTTACCGGCTGTACTGTAAGCCTTGGCATTTCCTGCTACTCGAATAAGGTCACCCCTGCCGATAATTACTTCTTCGGATAAGGCGGACCCGCTCGCATCTTGTATCGCTGGCTTACTCTTTGTCTTAAACGTGACGCGGATATTGCCATCTTCTAGGATGCGTAACGGACTTTTGATCCCGTCTATATTTACACCAGGCCACTCCGCATCCGCTGCACCTGCTACTGCGTCACGAAGGATGATTAGTGTTGCGGCATCATCTGCTTCGCTTAGGTAGGCAGACACTTCGTACTTCCCCGAAGGGTACTTAGACTCAGTGTCAGGCTTATCTAATGACGGGTAACTTGCGTCGAATGGTTGTGTGGCGAATTTCATGTAACCGTTTGCCATAGTAGTTTCCTCCTGCGTTGGCTCTTTAGGTCATACTGTCGACATCGGTGTCATCGACATCGGGTATCTCTTGTTCGACCTTCTTAGCCTTGCGTGTTGTTTTCTTTTGCACCTTCTCTTCCACGTCAGGCATCTCTAACAGAACAGCATCGACTGTCGCGTATTTGAGGTTGTAGACAACCGATGGCGCGTCTGCTTTTGCGACAGCACGTAGTAGCAAAGACCCGCCACTCGTGTTGTAGGCACGAACGCCTATCTCTACACCTTCTGGCACGGGACCGATTACGGTGTAGCAGCCATCGACGTGGTGATAGATACCTACGTCTGCTTTTGTTTGCTCTTTGAGCTCATTTACAGTGGTTAACATAGTGTATGTTCCTGTAGTTATTAACTAAAAAAATACCGAGCATTCGGTAGTTCGTCTTTGACGTTGAGCTTGCCCTGCTTTGGTGGCTCAGGCAAGCGCATGTCATTTGGTATCATTTCGAGAAGTCCCTGGTGTAGTTCATCTGACAACCAGTTGCCTTTAAATATAGAAACGGCGACGTCTCTGATGATGTTGTTTAATGTTTCTAGATGACAGGCGTGTACTGCGTATGAGTCGTGTACGAACGCCATGTCCTCAATTTTACTGTCGACCAATTCAGTAGCGACCATCCTACACATAGCAGCGTCTAGTGAGTGAACTACATTCGGAGCGGCAGCTCCCGCGTTCTTGGCCGGTGATAGT